GTATTTCTATATAATGTCCTAGATTTTACCATACCCCTACCCCTTTTTATTAATTTTATATTTTATGTTGACTTGTTTTGTATTTTGTTTCCAAATCCACCATCTTCCATAACTGTTTTAGCATCATGACATTGCTTACAAAGTGCTTGCCAGTTGCCAGTATCCCAAAACAGTGTATAATTGCCCTTATGTGGCTTGATGTGATCAACTACAGTTGCAGGTACTAATCGTCTGCTTTCATTGCACTTAATGCATAGAGGATGTGATAACAAAAACATTGCTCTTGAATCTTTCCAACGTTTGCTATTATACCACGAATGATATAATGGTCTGTGGCTGCGATCATATTGTCTTCGCTTTTCTGATTGCAGTTGCTGATGTTGCTCACAGTAACCTGTGTCGACTAACTGATTGCATGCTGGATGCCTGCATAGTTTTTTTGGTTTACTTGGCATATCTCATTTTCCTTGCTTGCAGTATACTAAACTTACTTTTACCACAATACTTACATCTGCATCCATTCTGTATGTCGAATATAAACTTATGTTTAATCCACAAAAAACATTTCATGTAACCACCTCATATCTTTAATGTTAAAAATTATATAAGCAAAAAGCCCTCTGTTTAGGGCTCTTTGCTCTTAAAACAATATAACTAATACGAAAAAGGAGAAAACACATGTGCTAAAAACATCAAGCTGTAAAAGATATTTTTAGATGATACTATTTTATCATTGAAAATCTGATTTGTCACTTTCAACTTTTTCTCAAATTAAAATTAGTTTGTGTTTCTTGTTATCATTATTTTACATTGATTTTTTACAACTTTTTACATGTCATTTGACAGCCGAAAACCTTGTTATATCTTAGTTAATTTTATTCCGAATGGTCCAAATAATTTTGCAGCAAATTCATTTTCCATTCTTTTTTTGTGCCTGAAAAATGTGCTGTTAGAAATGTGCAGCATCTCACAAATCAATGTTACTCTGTCACCATATGCAACTCTACTAATCTTTTTGTCGATGTAATATAGTTCTAAAACTCTAAATTCAACTCTTGTAATTTTAGAATTTTCTCTCATATCACGCAATACAGTATCTATGAATCCAAATAGCAAAACACAAGCCATCTTACTTTGTTTAATGCTCTTTATTATTACAGCATCATCATCATCCGAAATATCGTGCTTTGCATTATTGCAATGCCACCTGAAATCATTGTAATGCTCAAGTACCATTTTAGCGTTATATAGAATAGCTTCCTTTTCTTTCTTTTCTTTTTCCTTCTCATATTCAATTATTGCGTTTTTTGCAATGTTTAAGTAAAATACCTCGGTGTCAGATAATATCTTTGCTGCACTAGCTACATTTTTCACCTGCAAACACCTCCATTTGCTAATTAATTGTTTAATCTTACACAAATTCAAATATGCTTACCTGTCTTGTTTTAACTATTGGCTCATTGGCTTTCATTTTGAATGTTATATCATTGCCATTATTAACCCTAGTAACATTACCTTTTACAATATCCGCTATCTTCTTGGTAGTGTCATAGTTAATTCTGTCTTTGTAAGTTCCAGATACTTGCACATAAGCCTTTAACCCTTTATTGTTTAGTGCCTTCGCTATCATGTCTGCATAACGTTTACGAATACACCAAATATTATAATTAGCAATTACAAACTCCTGCTCAATACCCGGTATTTGAAATATAACTCTACTGTTAGCTGGCTCTATGGTGTCGCCATCAATTATACACTTCATGTCATCAAGAATAAAAGTATGCGGAATAACATTTTTCTCAAAAATACATTTTAAATTTGAAAGCTCATCCTCAGTCAAAGAATATGTACAATCCTGTTTACCTAAATGCCCTACATGAAACATCATCCCATAACACTCGATGTAAAGCCTTGTTGGTTCTTGAAATTTAGATTGTAGAAGCGTAACAGGCTTTTCAATTACTTGCTTAATGTCAGTTTCAGTCTTTGTTAATTCCATGTTAAATGTTCCCTTGTTTTTGCCATAAAATACTCTTCCTGCCTCAAGATTCTTCCTGTATTGGCAAGCATCATACTCAGGTTTTTCAACATGAAGACATTTTAAATTGTCAGAACATAACATATAGCTACCGCAACAATCAAACTTTTCCGACATTACTACTATCCCTCCTGTGTGTCTAAACAACTTTTGGCGAAAAGCAGATATTCATATTCCCTTCACATGTTGAGCAATACAATATATTCCCATCAGCTTTTTTATTGTGGCATATTACAATTCCCCAACCTATACACTTATCACTCATTTCCTCCACCATCCTCCATTCTATTAATCCTAGTCGCCCATGGACAACTTATCCATCCTTCTCGCCTCAATTGCTGCATCATGTACTCTTCCGCTATCCACGGATCACTTGGCTGCTTCAAAACCAAACAAGTATAAACTGCAATATATCCTTCGCTCGGACTAAAACTTTTACCCAATCCCTTTATTTCCCCGCTTTTAATAGCCTCATCATACATCTTAAGTTTATAATCCTCGTCCTTGTAATTAAATCTTAACTCCAGTATGTCAAGTTCATCGTGGTATACTTTAAGCATCACCTTAAGCCAAAGTATTTCTTTCTGCATCTCCTCAAACTGTTCACGAAACAACGTCCTCTGAAAATCCGGCAACAAAAAATATTTCTCACGTCGCTGTAATAGCTCATTCAGTTTTGAGTGTTTCTGTTCATCTGTCAATTTCCACAAATGCCCCATAATCCACATACTTAGTCATACCTCGCTAAAAAGATTTATAAAGCCCGTCAACTACCCACTGCTAACATCCACGTAATACTTCTCGTACTCGTCCTCTTCATAGCTCCGCTGTTGAAAGTTATGCATCTGTGGTATATCCCGACTCTTGTATTTACTCCCATTGCCCGAATCACTAAGTCGCTTGCGCTGAGCTTCATGCGCAACATACTGCTCATACGTTCGTATGTTGTCATTAAGGCAGTTGCGAACACTAGTTTCAATGTACCCCCATTTACGCACCCCGTTTGCTAACGCCTGTTCCATAAGAGCAATTAACACCTTACCAGAAATTCCATCATCAAGACAAGCGCCGATCCGCTCTGCGTAGAAAGGTGTAATAGCCATGAAGTTCTCATTAAAAAACTTGAATGGACTGCCATCCCTGTTTAACTCAGTCTCTAAATTTCTAAGCGGACTCTTTACCAACGGCTTATCCTCTACCTGCGTTGTTGTACTAGTCGGCATAGTTTGTTTAGTTTGAATAGTTGGGTAAATGTCGTTGTCGTCGTCTGTTTTAATATCCTCTTTTGGAGTGGGTACTATCTCTTCTCTTACCCTCTCATTCTCCATAGAGTTATTTATATTATTATTATAACTAACAACAACTAGATCTTTATTTAAATATAACTCTATCTCTTTCTCTGTGTAACTCACGTGAACATCTTTGTCACTCGTTGTCACATGACCGTCACATTGTGACGTCACTCTTTCGTCACCTGTGACGAGTCTTTTATTTTGCCTATGTTTCCTCATTCTTTCAGCACTACCAGATTCTTTCCCAATATTCTCACGAGCTTCTGGTAAAAAATATTCACTATCAGATATCTCCTCAATGAGTCCACACTTTTCCAGAAAGAATAATGTCATTTTAACATTACCTACATCCTCATCCAGAGCAAGTGCCATTTCCTCAGCAAAAGAATCTTCTATACTTTCAAAATACACAGTACCTTCATTCTTTATACTCAACAACTGCAATTTCAAATAAATAATAGTGAAAGTATCTCCTCCGGCAAGTTTGCGAAGTTTCTTTATCTCTTTCTGAGCAAAAAAATCATCTCTTAACTTAAGCCAATAATACTTTTTTTCCGGTGAATTACTTGTTGACATTACATCAACCCCCATTTTCCTATAATCATTATTTGTTGCCTGCTATAAGCCAAATTTTTTCATACTGTTGTCGATTGTGTCCTGTTCAATGCCTATGTAGCGTAATGTCGTGCTTTGGTCATCGTGATTAAATATAATCATAAGCTGTGCAACGTCTCTAAATGCCTTGTAGTGATGATAACCAAATGTTTTTCTCATGCTATGTGTGCCAATGTTGTCCAATCCGCAAATATTTGCGACTTTTTTCATTATCTGATATACTCTTTTTGCAGAAATCGGTTTATTTTCGCTATATCTGCGAGGAAAAATATAATCTTCGTCTTTAAAACTTTTTAAGTATTCAGATAATTCACTTTTTAAAACAGCCGGGATTATAAGATATGTTTCTTTACCGGTCTTTTTTTCTTTTATAACCAGTCGATCACGATTTCTTAAATGTTTGGCTTTTAATGTTACTATGTCTGATACTCTACGCCCCAAATTTATTCCAATGAGAAAAATAATGTAATTACGCTTAGATATTTTTTTTAGTTCAGTTTTAACTTCATCAAGTTTATCTAAATTCCTTATTGGTTGTACAAATTTCAATCCCATCACCTCATTTCTGATAAAATAATAAATTTGACATAAAAATTTGTTGTTTTAAATTTAAAATTTTTAAGTTGCGTGCTTACCATATCTTAGAATTCTAGTAAACTTATTTCATTTATTAAAACCATTGATACGACTAAAATTATTAACAATTCCATAAATTTACTATACATTCTCAGATATATAACTAACAAAGTGATTTAAATTAAAAATTTACTTCTCTTGATACGCAATCCTTAAACATTTTAATCCAGTATTCTTCACCATACCGTTTTATCTGCATATTACGCCACGTTTCTTTGATTTTATTAGTTCCTGACTGATTCTTTAAAATATTTCTTTTAACTGTTCTTTTAAGTGACATTCTTATTCTCCTTTTTAAGTTTTTTTTATCAATTTATCTAATCAAGGATGCGCGATGGATGAATTTTGACAAAATTTCATATCTATATTTGATAATATTCGGATGAGGATTGCGCATCCTTGTTATTTTCAAAAACAATACAAAGCCAGCAAGATTTAACTCGCTGGCTTAAATCATTCAATTTATATGTGAATACCTTTTTAGAAAAAACTGTGTATTTGTCTCAATTGTTTTCTTGAAACTCTCTAGCTCAGGAATAGTACCATTATCAAGTAAATTCTGCATCTCAGCATATACAGTGTCCATAATGGCACAATACATCTCATCACTCATGCTGCCAAACTTTTCTTCAAGTACATTTTTACTGCATATATCTTCTTGAGTATATATGATCCCCGGTGTCGCTATTACTGTATGTGTAAATTTCGCACTCAATTCAGATTGATAAGTAGTATTTAGCATCTGCGTTCCTCCTGTGTAATGTCATTAGTGTAGGGTTAATAAATCACCTGAGTACCAAACAAACGTTCACAACCAAAAGCATAATTACAACTATCACAGTACTTAGAACAATCCTTACTAAGATCAAGTAACCGCTCCATTAAATCGAAGAATTCATCCTTACTAATTGCAACTTCTTTGTCCTGAGGACTTCTGTCTTGCTTTGCTTCATCAAGCATAATGTGAATTGCCGTACGCAAACCTATTAATCCATCAGGAATTATCCGCTGCTTTTCGGCAGCCTCTTGCTGCTCTTCTTGTTTTAAATCTTCCAAAATTTCCTCAATACTCTTGTTTAAATCGCTCGCATCGTAACTTTTGCTGTTTTCCATGGTAATTCTCTCCTTTACGTTTTTATTTTAATTTGGTAGAATTAACTTGCGTTAAAACTAAATTTTTCACACATGTGCTTTAAAACCTTTACGCTCGGGCAGTTTCTATTTTAGATACTGCCCTTTTGCTAACTTTAAAGCTGCAAATACTTAAATTAAATTACCTTTTCCAACTCCTCCGAATGCACAGCCATCGCTTCCGGATCATAAGTGATTTTATACGGTCCAATGTTTATTTGCCTTAAAATTTCTTCCCGTGTCTTCCCTGCATAATACTTGTCATTAACATGCACAATTGCATTCCCTATCTTTTTAGTAAAAACAACCTTCCCTTCATACCCATTGTCCTTTGGCTTTGCCATCTGCTCATCACCTCGCATTAATTTATGTTTTATTAGCTATTGCGGTTACTTTGGTTTCTGCTTCACATGTTTCTCAACTTCAAATAATTCCTTTGCCATACATCCCCCGCCAAATATCCCTAGCAAATACAATAATTTCCCGGGCACTTTTTCTTCTTCAATCTCAAATACTTCTGCTATCGTCCGTATTATCACGTCCATTGACTGCCCCAAACCTATTGCCAATATTTCCAGTCGCTTTTGTTTTATTGCTTCCTTAATCTCTTCGTATTCTTCCTTTAAAGCTCTATCCATCTGCTCTCCTCCACCACCGCCCTTAAAATCTTAACTATTTTTGTTGTATTATTTCCTTTTTTCTGGTAAAACTGTGTTTGTGTAATCGGTACTTTGAAAATTTAAGCAGTTTCAATTTTTGATACACAACTATCAAAAAAAATTTCTTCAATTGACATAGCAAAGAAATCTGATATTTTTTTTGCTTCAGATAAAGAAAAACGTACAATTCCACGTTCTTTTTTTAAATAGTTAACTTTTGATATACCCAATAAATCAATTAAAGTTGCAGCTGGAATGTTTCTTTGAATTCGTAATTCTCTAACTTTTGAGTTCATTAAAAACACCTCTCAAGTTTCAATTTTTGATACTAATAATATTATAATATCACTAATTGAAACTTTCAAGATGTTTTGAAAAAAAAATATCATTTTATGAAACTTGCTTTAATGTGTCACTTTTTGAAACTATAATATATTATACAAGGTGGTGATTTTATTACATTCGGTGACAGACTTAAAAACGAAAGACTTAAAAAAGGAATAACTCAATCACAATTAGGAAAGATTGTTAATATTTCTAAAGCAACTATTAGTAAGTATGAGAATAATTTAGTTGAAGCTAGCTACGAAACAATTAAAATTTTTGCCAACTTTTTTGATGTTTCTACCGATTATCTTTATGGATTAACTAATAATGAAAATGAAAAACTTAATCCACTTGAAGATATAATTGGTTTTGCTGAAAAATCACCTGTTAATGCAAAAGCCTTACGTGAATATATTGAATTTTTGAGATCTCGCAAAGATAAGATAGATTAATATAAATAATATTATTTAATTTAATAAACTTTATATTACTAAGTTTATCTGGAAAATTTAGCTTAACAATACGCACTACACAACACCCTTACACCCTAAAATTTAAATAAATTTGAATTAAAATGAAATAATAATCAAGCTACATAATAATATTTGAAACTCATTACCTTGTCAACTATAATATGTAACAAAAATTTAATATAAAATTTGTGCATTAAGTATAAAAGTGTTAATTTCTTAAATAAATTAATTGACTTAAGTATTAAAGTGAATTATTGTAACTAAACTTAAGTAAAAAACATAGAATTGAAAGATTTGATTAGTATGGTAAATTTTATGTTATTAAAAAAATTTGCAGAAAAGAGGTTTTAAAATGGTAAATTATTTAATCAATAAAACTAAATTGTTTTTCAATTTAAAGAAAAAAACAACTCTCGGAGACTTTGGAATTATTTTATTTAGAAAAGCTTTGAAAGATAGCGACTTATTTATAAAAGATGAAGCAAAACTTGCCTTATTGGGTTTGTCCAATGAAGATTTAGAATATGTGTTTCAAGAAATATTAATTTTTCACGTTTATATTTATTTAGATTTAATTGATAGAAAAATTAAAAATGGATTAATTAGTAAAATAATATTTGCTACTTATATTGAATTTTGTAAAAATGTAAAAGGTCTTGAAGAAAAAAACATATCAGATTTCATACAGTACACTAAAATGAGATTTGCCATGTATTCGTATCATATTGAAGAAATATCAAAATCAAATATACCTTCATTAGGAAGGGTATTAATGTCAAACTTAAAAAATTGTAACACAATTGACTCGCATATTAGTCTCGAAGGATTTATTTATTATACTCAATGCCTAACGAATAGCGTTGAATATATTGAACAATTTCAAATTACTAATTAAGTTAACTTTTAAGCCCCCAAATACTTGGGGGCTTAACGTTTGGATTGATGGCAGGGTGGCTCTTCCTGCATACCTGGTAACTATCTTTTGGATAGCGTGTCGGGAACCTTTCCGATCCTCAACAATCCATACAATATTATTCTCTTTATATTTATATTATACACCTAAAATCACTTTTTTTCAAGTAGATAATTTTGGCGCTGGAATAAGTCTACCACTTTTTAATCGTTTTGGAACTTTACTTGGTGAAAGTTCAAACATCGTAGACAAATATAAATACCCACTAGGATCTAACTTTATAGCAACGAGAACATTGTTATCAAAATACTTTACAAGCTCAACGCTATTGGGTTCTTTGGGATGAATACCTATATAATCAGGTTCACTTATAATTTCAGGTATTCTTTGAAAATAATTCTCAAAATCTTTAGGTCTCTTTTTCATATGTTTAATAGCACCAGGATACATTAATATTTCAATAGATGGAAGAGAGATACAAAGTATATCAATTATATCCTGTCTTAAATATCCTACTATTTGAGTTTCGCTAGTTTGTTCATTCAGTGGCTTATTAATATCCATATTTCTCCCACGCATGTATTATAGATTAATTCGAGAATGGCTTCCCTTTTGCATTATATATTAGTAACTCATTTTTGTCATTATTTTATGATTCAAATTTTACCTTTAATTTAGAAGCTTTAGAAACTTGACGAAAAGATACCAATGAGTATATTATTATAGATATTGGAGGTGGTTGTAATGCCAGTTGATTCAGAAGTTAAAAATGCCATTAATAATTTCATGACAGATGAAGATTCAAAAAAACAACTTGAAATGTTGGAAGAAGCAAATAAATCTAATTATTGCGAAAATCTTAAGTAATTTTTATTGAAGATGCAGATTTTATTAAAAATTAAATTTAAAAATGATATTAAGTCATTAAAAAGACAATATAATACTGAATAATTGAAAGGAAGTCGATCCTATGATTGAAAAAATGCTTGAGCTATTTGAACAATTATCAGCTAAAATTGATACAGGTTTTAACCAAATTAACCAACGTCTAAACAAGGTTGAAACAACAGTTAATGAAGTCAAATCGGTTGTAAAAAAAATTGAAGAAATTGAAAGAAAAATTTAGTTAAGTAAAATTAAAGTTTAATTAACTTCTGGTTGTGATTTAAAATTATACATGTCGATTTAAACAACCAGAAGTTTAATTTAAAAATTGTTATAGCAAATTCTTTTAGATATTTGATTCTATACTAAATTCAAAATCCTTAACATTTCATCTGATGTTTTACAATGCCTAATTCGCAAATAAAACGGAAATTGACTAGATTTCTCAGGAATTCTCATATAATGCTCTACATTCTCAAAATAATCAATAGTACAATCAATGAGCAAATCAATCATAACCTCAATTGCTTCCTGTTTTGTTGCCCCAACACTATAAACTCTAACTTCATTCAGTATAATTTCAAATTGGTTTGTATCTTTATCAAATTTAATTACCGGATTAAATTTGTTTATTTCTAAGTTATCAACTTTTTTCTTGCTCATTAAAACATCATCACTCCACTTAATAGGTACAACATCTTCCAAAGCTTTTTCGGAAGTCATAATACTAAACTTTCTTTTTCTAATTTTATCTAAGTTAAGAGTTCGTTTATCTCTGTTCTCCATATGCTCAACTCCATATAGCAGTTTAAATTTTATCCATATTAATTCCATTCTATCCTATCTAAAAGTTATATGCAATTCTTTCCCAAGCCCTTTTGCAATCTTTTTTAAAAATTTTAAAGAAGGATTATATTCTCCACTTTCAAGCCGACTAATATGTGCCTGCTTAGTTCCTACTTTTTCTGCAAGTTCTTTCTGACTCAAGTTTTGTTCTATTCGAGCTTTTATTATTTGCATTACAATTTCATATTCGGGTTCTAAATCATTAACTGCCGATTCAAATTCCGGATCTTTGTCAAATAGTCGTTTTCTAACTTCTTCCCACTTAATAGACGGCTCATGTTTTTTAATATTACTTTCAATATATTCTTGCTTTAATGCCATTGCTCTGTTCATTTTCAGCACCTCCTCAAATAATCTCTCATATATTCTTTTGCTTTTTCTATTTCATTTGGCGGTGTTTTCTGTGTCTTTTTTGTAAATCCATGCAGTAATATAAATGTATTTCCTACTGTAAGAAAATAAAATACTCTAGATATGTTACTCGAAAGTTTAGTTCTAAGCTCCCATAGTTTCCCGTCAATAGGTTCTGCATGTGGTTGGGGTAACTCTGTTCCAAATTGTTTCAAAAGTTTTATTGTTCTATCAATTTTTTCTTTATGTTTTGCAGGAAGTTCACTCATAAACTCTTCAACTGGGATTTTACCATTTTCTTTTTCATATAATTTAATATTCCACTTCATTTGTTAGCCTCAGTTCACAATTATTTTACCCTTCTATTATAATCATATACCATATAAGATATATATACAATAAAATATTACTTATTATTTTTTTGCATATCCCTTATTTATCATATATAATATCCATGTAAAGTTGATATTAGGAGATTACTATGAAAACATGTATATATCTGAGAAAGTCAAGAGCTGATGCCGAAGCGGAAAGCAGGGGCGAAGGTGAAACGCTTGAAAGGCACAAAAAAATATTGCTTGAAGTTGCAAAGAAACAAAAACTTTCAATTACAGAAATATATAAAGAAATAGTCTCTGGGGAAACTATTGCAAGTCGTCCTGTCATGCAACGGCTATTAAGTGAGGTTGAACAGGGAATATGGGATGCAGTTCTTGTAATTGAAATTGAGCGTTTAGCCAGAGGTGACAGCATAGATCAGGGAATTATGGCTCAAGCATTCAAATTTTCAAATACAAAGATTATCACTCCTCAAAAAACATTTGACCCAACAAATGAATTCGATGAAGAGTATTTTGAGTTTAATCTCTTCATGAGCAGGCGTGAATATAAAACAATCAATCGGCGTTTGCAAATGGGTAGAGTTACAAGCGTTAAGGAAGGTAAATTTGTTGGAAATGTAGCTCCATACGGATACATGATAAAAGCATTAGAAAAAGAAAAAGGTAATATGCTTATCCCCCACCCGGATGAAGCTCCTATAGTTAAATTAATTTTTGATTTATACACTAATGAAAATAGAATAGGGGTTTCTTTAATTGTAAGAAGACTAAATGAACTAAATATTCCGTCTCGCAAAGGCTACTGGGTAAATTCCACAATCCAACATATAATCAGAAATCCGGTATATATCGGTAAAATACGTTGGAACGCAAGAAAAACAGTTAAAACAATGATTGATGGTCAAGTTGTTAAATCACGCCCAAGAGCAAAAATAGAAGATTGCATTGTTGTTGATGGCAAACATGAACCAATAGTTGACGTAGAAACATTCAATCTAGCAAATGAATTCATAAATTCAAACAGAGCCCGTCCAAATCCAAAACAAGTAACTTGCAAAAGTCCATTATCAGGATTAGTTGAATGTGCTGTATGTAATCACAAAATGGTAAGGCGCCCATATCAAAAACGAGGTCAAGCAGATGTATTAATCTGTCCATACACACATTGCATTAATGTAAGTGCTCCCCTACATCTCGTTGAAAACACAATAATAAATATATTGCAAGAATTAGGGAAAACTTATAGAGTAGAATCAAGAGAAGTATCGAAGCACGTAATTTCAATTGAATTACTTGAGAAGTCAAAAAATGAGTCGAGTAAAGAAATTGAAACTATAGATAAACAAATAGAAAAAACTCATGACCTACTTGAACAGGGCATATATGACATTGATACTTTTCTTTCAAGAACAAAGACATTGGCTGAAAAGAAAGACTCTTTAAAATTTCAAGTTGAAAAACTAAACTTAGAGATAAAAAGAACTAAAGAAATCCGGAAAGCAAATTACGAATTCGCCCCAATAGTAGATGATATAATAAACAAATATTACTCTCTCCCTACTCCTGAAGAAAAAAACAATCTGCTAAAACAAGTAATTGAAAAGGTCACATATCTAAAAAGACAAAAAAATACAAAAAGAGAAAAAGGTAATGAATTTGAGATTACAGTATTTCCAAGGATTAAGCAGGAATTATAATATAATGTCTAACATTATGGAGCTAATTCTTCTGTTCCACAATGCTAGACATTATAAAAAAATAAACCCCTTTTTCAAGGAATTTATTTTTTAAAACTGGATAAGTTAAGATAAGTTTAGTGATTAATTATATACCGAACATCAATTTCATTCAACAGCCTTCTCCAGCAAATTGCAAATAAAATTAACACGCGATCTATTATCTTTTTTAGCTGCCTCATCCACCTTCGCCAAAAGCTCATTTTTAATAGGTAAAAGAATGTTTGTTTTACCACTTTCATTCTCTTCAAGAATTTTCTTTGATTTTTCTGCCATTATTCCCAACTCCTTTTATTTTATTATATATATTATATATTATTTTTATATAATTTTAACATGAAAATATAAATTCCTTTAAAAATTTTAACCAAATATTTATAATATATTTTGTATATAATTATTATATAATATTAATCATTATAATGATATAATTATTATATAAATATTATATAATGTTTAAGGAGGAAATTTTATGTCTAACGAAACAAAAGCCATAGTTATGAAAGCATCGTGTTTACTACTTCTACTACTAATCTCAACTCTATCAATAATTTGCACCTACCAATGGACTATCAGACATTTTGACCCATTAGTCGCAATTTTACTAACGGCAGCTGTCGAGGGCGGTCTTCTACTCTTCTCCTACAAGTTTTACAATGAAAGTTATTGGTATGTTTTAATGTGGGTTGGATTCCTTGTCTACTCTATTGTAGCATCCAGAAGCAGTATTATGGACAAACTAATTGACAGCAACCAAATCAAATTACATTCATCTATAGAATTCAAAAAGTATCAATCGGACAGTAATACAATTGATAATCAGATTGCTGCACTACAAAACAGACTATCTGTATTAAATAATTCAACTGCTCAAAATAATAATACAGCTTTAAACGAAATAAACAACAAGCTTGTTGAAAAAAGAGCTAACCTAACTACTATTCCTGTTACACAGAAAACACAAAGAAAGCGTAATGACATGCAGAACGAAATTGACAGCCTTGAAAAATCAAAGTCAGAATTAATTAATATTGCATCAAGTCTTAATAAAAGTCTTTCAGAAAAGCAAACCGAAGCGAACAATATAATTAAAACGCTACAAGAGCTAAATAACAAAAAAGAATCCTTGGACAAAAAATTAAGCACAAACACAACAACCATTACAAACAATATCTCCAAAGAGGATGAAATAAACTATTGGACTTACTTTTTTATTTTTTTGGAAATTGCCCGTTGCATATTGTGGAAAGATAGCAAACAAAAAGGATACTTTTCAGGCAATTCAACTACATTTAAAGATCGTCTAAGTAAATGGTTAAATCCACAAATACCAACTGCGGTTACAGCATCAAAAGAAAATACTATTGGATTCAAATATGCTCAGGAATCACATCTAACGAATAAACATTCAGTCAATGCTTTGCAAAATACCTTAGAAACCCTATCCCCTACTCTTGAAGTAAATGATATTAAAATAAGTGTTCCGGATGCTCTAAATAAAAACGACGTTAAGCGTTATCTTGAATACATGTACGATAACGCTATCGGCAACATTTCACCCGGTTCAAATTTAATTGCCCGTCAAATTGGAATTAGCACAGAAACAGCCAGAAAAATCAGGGCTTTGCTTGAGGGTCACAATGTCGTAAAATCAGATAAGAGCACTAAAAAAACTGTAATACTAAATTATCTGTAAAACTAATAAACCCTCTGCGCCCAGCTATGCCCAGCTGCGCCCAGGGGGTTATAAAATTAAGTTCATTTATTACTAATTGTTTTGCCCATTAGAATCATCTTTATTATTGTGTTCATTAAGCAACGAAACAATATTCATAGGAGGAAGGATAATAGGCGATATACCTGCTTTAGATGATATGTTGGTAATATGTTCTCTTATATAAGGAAACATCATTGCTGGTAAATTATGTGTAACAATAGAATTATATAATTCATCGTTGCAATCATTTAATATTACGTCAAAAACTCCAATAAACTTACATTCATGATAATAAAAATTTGAATTACTCTGCTTATTAAAAAGTTCTAACTTAGTAGTTATTTCTAAAATATGCCTAGATGGCTGATTCTCAATCTTCATACTGTTAATATTAAAATCTATTTTGTTTTCAGATTCATTTTCTAAAGGTAAAACTCTTTCTCTTTTAAATGTTTCTTCAACTAATGCAATTGCTATAAACTTAGTTTCAATATTATTATTCAACTCACTCACCTCATTATGTAATTTATGCTGCATTATTATAAATATCATAATTATTACTATTAGTCTCGGTATAGCAACTAAAATTATATTTTGGATTACTTAAATCTAAATTATTTGTATTATCTGTTATAACGATTTTTTCGAGTACCCCTGCAATGTTGCTGGTATCAAAATAATAAGTATTATTTCCCCTATAAGATTTATTTAAAGTTATGCCTGAATAGTTAAGATTATTATTACTATTTTTTGAACAAGTAGTATTGTTATCTTCTACAATACTAGAACTATAATTATTTGAAATTTCTTCTACGATATATTTTTCAAGCACATTTACAATATTGCTAATATCGAAATAATAAGTATTATTTTCAACCTGAGAATTCTTTAAAGTTATACTTGAATGTTTAAAATTATTATATTTTGAACAAGTAATATTGCTATCTTTTGCATAAGTCTTACGTACTGCTTCAATACTCTCATTAATCTCATAATCTCTAATTATTTTTAAATCATTATAACAAAATATATTAAAAATATTCTTGCAATAAAATATCTCAGACATATTTTCGCCGATCAATGTTAATAGTTCATCATCTATCTGAGATTCTCTCAAATTATACCATATTACATATGTATCATCACTTTGCTCATAATAATATCCAAATTGTAATGTAGTATATGTGCTTTTTATTCGAGAAATAAAATTCTTTATTAATTGTTCAATATTGCTATCCATTTACAAACACCTCAAATCTTATAATAATTTATCTAAAATTTTGTTGCATTGATAGTATTTTGCAAGCAATTAATCACGTGTTCCACACCACAATAAACGAATCCCACTTGTGTCCCAGTAGCTATTGTGGCATAATTAACATATGGTACGAGTTCGAATGTCATTGTCACATAGAGGTCGACTCGCAATTTGAAATAGCCCCTGTTGCAGAACCACGAATTGTCTTTAAAAGACGTATAGCAATGTAGCTATTTTGACAGGGGCGCACCATAAACCTAAAATATAAAGGAGATTTACTATGGAAATTGTTTATAGGTGTTGTTGTGGGATAGATGTACACAAAAATGTAATTGTTGCTTGCTTTAAAAACGGGAAAAAAGCAGAGCTTCGAAAGTTTGATACTGTAACTCGGAGTATTAAAGAACTTGCTAAATGGCTTCTAGAAAATAAGTGCGAAATGATTGCCATGGAAAGCACAGGTTCTTATTGGAAGCCAATATATAATATTTTTGAGTTAAATGATCTTAGTGTAATTGTGGTAAATGCCCAGCATATGAAAACTGTTCCTGGTCGAAAAACAGATGTTAAGGACGCTGAATGGATTGCTGATTTGTTACAACATGGTTTACTAAAGTCTAGTTATATACCGGATAAAGAACAAAGAGAGTTGCGCGATATAGTACGCTACCGTAAAAGTTTAGTTGAAGAACGTTCGAGAGAACTTAACCGTCTAGAAAAAACTTTACAAGGTGCGAATATAAAACTAAGTTCTTTTGTATCTGAAATTACCGGTGTAAGCGCTAGAAACTTAATTGAGCAAGCGCTAGTAGGAGAAATCAACGAAGAAAATATCAGTAACTTTATTCATACTTCTTTGAAGGCTGATAAATCAGAATTGCTTAAAGCAATGGAAGGTGTATTTTCTAATATTCAAAAACACCTAGTTAGAGCTATCTTAAGTCATATAGATGATATGACTAAACGCATTAAAGATTTAGATGATATCATCAATAAACATATGAATGATTATGAAGATGCTATTAAAAAAGTTGATGAGCTTCCTGGCATAGCTCAACGTAGTGCAGAGGTAATTCTTTCAGAAATAGGGTTGGACATGAGTCGTTTTCCAACTGCAGCTCATTTATCATCATGGTCAGGACTTTGTCCAGGCAACAATGAAAGTGCCGGTAAACGTAGAAATGGAAAAACAAATAAGGGAAATAAGCATTTGAAAAGTATTCTGATTCAAGCTGCTAAGTCAGCTGTAAAAAATAAAGCCAGCTTTTTTCACGCACAATACCAGCGTATTGTTGTAAGACGAGGTGCAAACAGAGCAACTGTTGCCGTAGCTCACTCAATGCTTATAGCCATATATAACATTTTGAAAAACAACGTATCTTTTAAAGATTTAGGTAGTGATTATTACACAAAATTCAATGTTAATGCAAAAACCAATTACTATATGAAAAAGCTAAAAGAATTAGGCGTTCAACTTCCCGTTACAGTTACTGCCTAGCATATTATTTGTACAAGTAAAAAACAGGGAAAAACCCTGTGTTATTTGATGTGCCTTTATTTAGGATCTGGATTCATAACAATTGCATTTTCAATGGATTTTAGGGAACAAAATACTCATTGTATTGCCTCGCAATTAATCACGTGTTCCACACCACAATAAACGAATCCCACTTGTGTCCCAGTAGCTATTGTGGCATAATTAACATATGGTACGAGTTCGAATGTCATTGTCACATAGAGGTCGACTCGCAATTTGAAATAGCCCCTGTTGCAGAACCACGAATTGTCTTTAAAAGACGTATAGCAATGTAGCTATTTTGACAGGGGCGCACCATAAACCTAAAATATAAAGGAGATTTACTATGGAAATTGTTTATAGGTGTTGTTGTGGGATAGATGTACACAAAAATGTAATTGTTGCTTGCTTTAAAAACGGGAATTTTGAAATAAGCTATAATAAAGTCTTGAAACAGCAACATCATAATATTCTCTACCATCTATATAAGCCCACTCAGCAGCTAATTTGTTGTTATTAGATTTATCTATTAAGCTCATAAATATACCAGCCCATTAAAATTTATAGTAATACTTAATTATAACACAATTATTTTTTAATGTAAAATATTGCTTACAGTTATATTAGCCGTTTATTTTAAAATAGTTCTATGAATTAAGCAACGAATAATAATTTTAAAGTTTATTAAATCTTTATTAAAACTATATCAAATCTCTTCTTTTTTGCAACATTTATTTTAAATAACCACTAAATTCAATAAAAATTTAATAAAATAAAAAAAGAAGTAAATAACCCAAAATTTTATTAAACTTTTTAGGTCATTTACTTCTCATTTTAATGCTTAATTGCCTTTATCACCACCACAGCATTTTTTAATTCCATCTCTTTGCAAACAAATCAGGATTATCAATTATAACTTGATGCAACCCCTTTGCTAAACTATCCACAATTTCTTCTTCGTTATCCACATTTATGTCCCTATCAGTAAATATTGCATGAAACAACTCATGTAGAAATGTCTGATACACCTTTTGCTTACTTCGATTACTATTAAGCCTTATAGTAGCATCTTCATAATTGATAATGCCAGCACATTCTCTTTGATTCAAACAAAGCGTTTCTGGCTTTGAAATTACCTCATAAGTAATAGCACCAACCTTAACTTTATCGACAATCAAATTACCACCTCCCGGATGCAGACGCATCACCTTAGAATTCCGCTCTATTCCTATACGCCCAGCTGGGCGTATATATATTCCTTGAACTTCTCGAACAGCGACTCCAAATCCCTATCCGTTATACCCTGATACTTAATCCAACGTTCTGGCGAATTCATCCCAATATACCTAGCCACCAGCTCCACATTATCCCGATTCAAAACATCCGGCATAACAACAGGCTTATTAATCTTAACAATCCCAGTAGTTTCTTCCATCCCTCGCACAATCTGATCAGCTATCATATCCATAGAAATATGTATCCATTTAGCTTCTTCCATCTTGTCGTGAAAAGAAATCTCCAACAAACCAGCAACTGCCGTAGTATGAACCAACGTATATAAATATCTTTTCGAAACATTACCATCGCCCCAAGGAGTAATCCGGCTAATTCTTCGCCAAATCTGAGTAATAAATCCCTTACCTGCATCAGACAAATAAAACGCTCGACTACCAGTACCGGCATAACCACCATCTGTATGTATTTCAAGATGATATGATTTCTCTGCATCAGGATGCGCTGCCACGAACTCATTAGATATTCTAACAACTTCATTCAAGGTGTATAATTCATCCCCATATACATTAGGAATGAGACACACATTACAATTATATCCCTGCAAAATGTCATATATCTTTTTAGCAATCATATGAGTATGCTCTTGCTCATTACACCCATCAATGGCGCACTTATTCCATCGTTGCTGACTAGGGGAGAGAATAATATTAATCATCTACAATCACCTTTATCTTTCATCTTATTTAAAAATTTAACAAGCACTTTTGGCACCGGAACACCAATAGCAACTAAATTTTCCGTAATGCTTATTCCTTCATTAACCACAAAAGCAAAAGCCACTAAATCATGCAAGGAGTTAGGTTTATCAATCAATTTTTCTATTTGCACTGCCACCATTATACAAATGAAAACACTTGTTTTTTTAACCAAGCCACGCCAACCAATGTAACTGGATAAACATTTGTTGCAAACAGCCTTCATTAACCCGGTCAAATAATCAATAATAGTCATTATGATTAAAACTTCTAACCCTTTGTCAAATCCGCCTAAAAGATATGCCGCATAGGATAAAAAAGCAGTTAAAATTATTTTGTAATCTAATCCCATTTATATCTATCCTTTCAAAAGTAATTACAAAAACAATTACTTTTTATGTATTTTGATATTAAATTTTATCTTTTTGAATTTGATTAGCCTGTTGACGTTTATAATCTTCAAAAGATTCAACCTGATTTAAGAAATAATGCTCATTTTCATTAATTTTTAATTTCATTTCATGAATTTCTCCTATAATAACAGCAACTTCGCCTATAATTTGATTAAGTAATTTTTCAACTTTTTTAAATGCCGTTTCCGTTGCCGGACTATTATTTTCTATGTCCTGTCTAGCCGGTACTTCAATATCAACATATTCCCACTTTTCGCCATCAAAAACTCTAGCCTTTCCTTCAACAAATTCAGGAGGTTCAATTGTTGTTGCCCCTGCAGGAATTAAATATACTTCACGCCCATGTTTTTTGTCTAACGGGCTTAATCTTGCAAAATCTTCTCCTGTCAATTCTTTGGTGACTGGATGATAATGATATATTTTCATAAAAATTTTTACCTCCTAATATTTAATTGTGGGAAGATATGCACGGTTTTTAGGGATAGTTTCAACACCTGTGCTATTTTGAATAATTTGTATTCCATTATAATCATTGAGTGTGCTTGTTGTGTTACCGCCACCTGGTCCACCCAAACCTTTGTAAAGCCCGCCAGAGTTCAACGCTCCTTGAACAACATCACTAGCCCCATCCCCTGCCGAAATATTATGTGCATGAGGCTTAACGTCATCCTCCTGATAACTACCAAACACCCGATCTGTATCAACCCCACGTTCACCATCCCAGTTTCTTTCGAAATACCCTCTGTCATCAGGCAACGTGTAAGTCGTACTTCCATCTCCAACACCCGCAACTCCAAAAAACCTAATTGTATGTGTACCACTTTGGCTACCGCTAGTATTAACAGCAGCACCGCCTACGGATGTCGACACCTCAAATTCATCTGCCGTGAGTCCTGCTGATATAACATAATATGTAGTGCTTGTACTCAATCCCGTTAACAATGCTCCAGTTGTTTCAAACCTAACCGGATCACCTGCCGTAAATCCATGCCCAGTTAAACTAAACACAGCAGGGCTTGCAATAGTTACAGTTACAGTTCTCGGATTTGTAAGCGCATCAAATAAATCCGCATATGTAGTTCTATTAAGAGTCGAGCCATCTCTAACCAACCAACCATCAGGAACCCATTTTGAACAATGTCTGCCTAAAGTTCCCGTTGGTGCTGCCTGTTCAATTCCTGTTTCAATGTTATTCATCCTAGCAGCCGTTAAAGTAGTTCCAGCCTCCGTTATCGTTCCCGGACTAGCCACCATTGTCAAATCATCACCACTGCTTAAAGCACCGCCACCAGATTTAGTTGTCGTGTAACGATTTGGATATTGCACATTACGATCTACCCATGTCTCTTTACTATATCCCAATTAAATCATCCTCCTAAATGAAAACTTTCACCGCAAATAAGTATTCCGCAATACTCAAGTTCCGCTTCAATATTTTCAACCATTGTTTTCAAATTCGACAAATTATTTTCTAGTCTGTTTGCATCTGAATAATCAAACGGATCAATTACAGATACCCAACTAGTTTTTGGAGTTTCCCAAGTTAACGGCGTATAACTTGCATCTGCAAGAGCTTTTATATTGCTTTCAACTCTGTTTATATCATCGTAAAAATCAATACTTGCATTTGTTCGTGTAGTTGTAATCGTAGATAGCGTAGGGGAGTAGCCCAAAGCAACGAGCTCGTCTTTTATATATTCTGTGTTGCTTTCAACTCGATTAAGATCGCTATAATTATAATAATCAGATACGTCCCAATCAGTTTTAGGAGTTGTCCAGCTGCTCATTATGTACCATCCCCCTTGCCTTTAGTCTTGCCTGACAAATATCCAATATAATTAAATTCGTTTCGTGTAATTCTCATTGTCTTATCTTCGCTGAAATCATCTTCGACTGTTACTATGTCTCCAAGTTCAAAAGCCGAATTTTGTCGCCAATTTATTTCGTACAAAAATCGTTTTTTAAACTCTGCCAGAACCCAATCTGCAACATCTTCTGCAACTCCTAAAGTATCAATTAATGGATTATCAACCGTAACTGCTAATGTTTGCTCATCGCTTGGCTTTGATGGATCAACTAATGTGTAAGTATTCGAACCATATTTGACATATACAGTATTTATCAGCTTATCAAGCTCAATTTTAGGCGCAGCATAAACATTATCATAGTCAATTGTATCGATTGATGCAGGTGTTGTTAATTGTTTAATTTGCAATACTCCATTTCGGTCGCTATAAACTACACCCATTCCTGCAATTGCTGCAATTTGTATTGCTGCCCTGTGCGTTCCTTCCGGTATTGTTCCGGTTACTGTTATACTTCCTAAATTGCTGTCTATCACATAATCTGTTATTCCTGCATCGTCTAAAATATCTTCAAGAATATATGTAATTGTCTTTGACGTATATGTTGTTTCAGAAAAAGTGTTTTGTTCAAGTAAGTCTAAAACATCACGAGCGGTAAACGTAGCTGTCAAAGTTCCTTCATCTGATACCCATTCAGTAAGATAATATACCCCCATTGGCACATATTCAGTCAATGTATCCGTTATAACAACCCCCAAATAAGGAATCAACTTTTGTGTCCTTTGCAAATATGGATATATGCCCGTTGGATTTAAAATATTAAAATCTTTGCTCTGATTATCTAATGTAAGTTTTATTTCATTTGCCGTTACCTGATTACTAAGCGTGTCAAGCTCTTCTAAAATATCAAGCTTGATAATTTCAGTGTCTGTGTATTCTTGTATTATTCCAAAGTCAACTTCTGTTATTCTTGCTCTTCTATTTCCTGTCGCCCACTTGGTAATTGTAATAACAATTTGTCTAAAGTCAGTCAAATTTTCTTCAAGGATGTATTTTGCAAGAGTGTTACCTGTCACAGTTTCATTATGTAACAATACCGCCGAACTGTCATATACATCTATCTCAAAGTCTTCGGCATATTCGTTAGTTTGTTGGTCAAATGTTATTGTTATTCCTATGCTGCTATGGTCAACGGTGAAATCGATTGTGCAAACCTGACTAACACTAAAATCTCCATTAGCATCACACAAAGCAGCAGACCACCATCCAACTTCATATCCGCTTTCTGATGCTTTTGGCGGCAATACAAAAGATCCATCCAGTAACCAGTAGTCATTTTCAAATGTCGCATATTTTCCCGACATATCACGAATCAAATTAATAACCTGATCTTTTTTGCTAAAACTTGCTTCGCCTGTTACAGTCACACTTGCATCATCGTAAGCGTCAACGTCAATTAACTCAAACTCAACTTTTGCTTTTGTTTCTCTAGTTTGTGCATATACTGCACTTTTAAAAGCGGTGCTAACTGTATACATGCAACACCCCCCATTATATCTCAATTAAATTAAATTTTACTTTTTGCCAACGTGGTGTACCGGATTGATAATCAATCATTCCTATAGATTTATCTCCTGAGTAAAAAGTGCCATTTCTGGCTGCACCTGTTACGGGGTCTGGATAAGATACTGTAAATGTAACAGATGCAGCAATGGCACTGAGGAGAGTAGAAAGAGCCGAATTGCTCAAGTAATTATATGTTAATTCAAGCTTTCTTTTTGTTGTAATCTTTTCAATTATCATGTTTCCGTTTGCATTTCGTTCTGATTTTGTAATGTCATATACACCCACACTAAACTCTGACGGTGTATCAATTGCAACACTATTGATTGATAACATAAAATCACCCCTTTGGGCTTATGTTTGATATATTAATTTACTTCCGGTTCTACCGTTTTCCTTGTCTATTGCCGGTATCATTATTCTGGCTAATTGTGTGCTATCAACGTTAATAACAATGTCTCTCTGGGATCCCGAATTGTTCGAATTTCCGACATTAGCAAATTGCATTGCAGATAATACCGCCGTTCCTATTGCTCCTGCTAATGTATCAACAAAACTTGTGTTTTCGAGAGGAACTACTGCTTCTGTTCCTGCTTCTCCCATCATTGCTAATGTAGGAGAGGAAATTATTCCACCTTGAGCTAGTCTTGGAACTTCTGAAATGTTAGGAAATCCAAGATTTGCACCTGAAAATAATGTTTTACCACCAACAATAACGGCAGGAATACTTATTTTTGTTGAATTAATTTGTCTAATAAAATTATTTACTTTGTCAATAACATCGTTTATTAATCCTTTAATTGTTTCTTTTATTCCTGTAAATATTGTTCCTGTTTTGGTTTTAAGAGTTTCCCATGTTGTTAGAATTGCATCCGTAATTATTGACCAAGTTGTACCATCTTTTACTTTTGTCCACTCTTCGCTCAAAAACGTTTTAAATTCTTCCCACTTAGTCCCTGTTTCTGTTTTTAAATCGTCCCATGATTTTATAATTGTAGTTTTAATAGAATCCCATCCGACAAAATTTTTAACATTTGTCCATAATGTACTCATTAACAGCTTAAATTCTTCCCATTTAACCCCTGATTCAATTTTAAGATTTTCCCATGATGTTAAGATTTTATTTTTAACATCATCCCAAGTAATAAGTTTGATTTCTTCCCAAATATATGATACAATTTCTTTTGTTCTAGTCCATGTTTTGTTTGCAGTATCTTTTATTGATGTCCATATATCACTCATGATTTTAGTTAAATCTTTATATAAAATTTTAGCTTCATCAGTAAAATAATCCAAAAAATCTTTAAATTCTAATTTTGTAGGATCGTTATATTTTTTAGCATCTTCTTTAATTTTTTGCCATCCGTCTCCAATTTTCTTTACAATTTCATCCATGGCAGTTATAATATCTTTCAACAAAGTGCTTTTTAGTGGTTCTAAAAATCCTCTAAATGTTTTATATAATCCACTTACAAGCTGTTCAACTCCTGTTAAGCTTGTGCTAAAGTCACCTTTCATTATGCCATTTACAATATTAATTCCCCCAGCTAAAGTTTCAAGGACTCCAGATAAACTTTTTAAAGCTCCCGTCATGACATCTACTGCAAGTGTACTTGCCACACTAAAAATATCTTTCATAGTTGGATTATTTTTTAAATCTGCAATTGCACTTCCAACATCTTTGATTGATTGCCACAAATCACTAAAAGCTTCTCCAAGTGGCGTAAGTAATTTTTTTGTTTCAGCTGCAAACGTTTTAATGCTTTCAGGAATTTCAACTTTTGGCATTTCAAACAAATTTCCTCCGGTATTACCAGAAGCATTCATATTATTCGCTATAGATTCAGAATTTTCAGCAATACTTTCCTGTAACTGATTAACTTCATCAAAACCTGCAACACTTCCTTTTGCTTTTTTACCAGCCTTGTCCATAGCTCCAGCTAAATTATTTTGAGCTGTTACACTTGATTTTGCAGTTTCTTTAACTCCAAACAATGAGTTCATGAAAGACATAAAAGTTCCGGTAATTGAAGTTAATATTTCGGCAAAACTTTTTAACATTGGCATTACTGCATTTATAGCAGGCAAAAATGCAAGTCCTAAGTTTAGCGAAGCATTTTTTAATTCTGCCGTTACTGACTGTAATCCCGATGCAGTATTTTCATATAAACTTTGTCCGAATTTTGTGTTTGCCTGTTCTAATATTGCAAAATATCTTATAGATTGTTGAGTTTGAAAATTAAGCTGATCCCAGCTCTTTCCGTTCGCAAATTTTTGAAATGCTTTTGTTGATTCAATCATTGCAACATTAACATTAATTCCTAAATCTTCAATTGCTTCTGTATTGCCTAGTAACCCACTTCTTATTCTTTCCATTACTTCTTCCATGTTTTTGCCAGTCGAGCTTGCAACAACGGCAGATGCTTTTAAAAGGTCTGTAGTATATGTTAATAATGTGTTATTATCTTTTGCGATTGAAGATAATAAATTTCCATAAACGGCAGAATATTTAACAGCCTCTAGCCGTGATAAATTAAAAGCTTTCGCTGTTGTTTGAGAAAATTGCAAAATATCTTTTGCAGATGACCCAAACATAAATGCTATTCTTTGGACAGCTGCTTCATATTCCATAGCCTGACTAGTTGACTCTTTAGCCACCATTGCAAATGCAGCTCCAATTGTAGCTAACGATGCAACAATTGCGGTTTGTGCAGATCTAATAGCAGCACTTGAAATATTTCTAAAACTACCTAAGTTACGTTGAGCCTGCGACAATCCTCTTTGCAATCCTGTAGTATTAGCTCCAACACGAGCAATAATATTTCCTACAAAAGCCATCTGTTTATTCACCTCCTGCCATTGCTTTACAAACACTAAATATTTCTTCTGCCGTCATTTCTTTATTTTCATTACTATCAATTTTGTTTAAAACTTCTTCTAAATCTTTTCCTTTTAAGCCTTTTTGACCTTTTAAACTGAAATAAGCCGAATAAAAAGATGCGATTATTTGCTTCTTTAAATCGGCTTTTTCTCTAAAGGCATAAGCCTCAATCATTATATTAAGTTCGTTAACTGTTAAATTCCAAAAATCATTAATACTTATTCCACATCGGACAGCGTTTGAAATTGCTTCATCCCAGTTCCATTCTCCTCTGGATCTTCCACTTCCGGAAGTTCCTCCGCTGTCCTTTGAGCGTTTTTTCCAAAAGCCTCCTCAACTATTTCAATGAAAAGTTTTTGAATGTCTCCAAGACTCATATATTCGTCAAGAATTTCAATTAGTTTTTCAGATGTTGCAATTTCTTTTCTGTCTTCATCGCTAAGAGTTGCAAATATAATAAAAGAAAAATCTTCAATTGTTAATTCTTCATGATTAATTTTTGCAAATGGTTTTTTAAACTTTTTTTCAATACGTTGCTGTGCTGCAAGGTTTAATCTAAATTTTCTTTCAACATCTAAAGTTTTTTCAATAAATTTTGGCATTTTTTAGCCCTCCATAAAATTATTATAAAAAGAAGGGGAGGGCTTACGCCCACCCTATTAAGTTAATTAAGATGTTTTGTTTACAATTATGTTATATTTTATTGCCGTTTTTCCTGCTTCGTAAACAACCAAAGTTATGCGTTTACTTACATTAAGCGTAAGTGATATAGCCGATGATGCAGCCCCCGAAGTAACATTTTCTACAAAAACGTCATCTACATATAATGCAATAGTATGACTAGCTGCTGTTGGTGTGACTGTCACAGAAGAAGCAGAAACTCCATCAAACATATAGTTTCTTAAAGCAGCACTAAATGTTGGTGATAGTGTTCCCCCTGCACCTGTTAATGATAAGTTAGTTAAACCACCAGAAGCCGATGTGTTTAGCGATGGTTTTCCAGAAACTTTGAGCGTAACTTCAAAAGCAACCGCATCTTCAAGATTAGATTCCCCAACAACAAACTTTGTGACAACTGCATTAAAGGTAAATGTAGGTGATCCCATACCTGAAGGAAATGTTATGGTATAAGCATCAACAGTTCCTGCGTCATGTGCTGTATCCATTGCAATTTGTCCACTATCAGTCACATCGAAATATCCTTGTACTGTTACTTCACCGCCGTCTCGCATTCCTTGAATAAATGTTTTATAGCCATTTGAGCTATCAAGTGTTGTTGTTTCGACTGTATCCGCTGACTTTTCAGGAGGCTTGATATTTGTCAAAACACCTATGTTTGTAACGCCTTTTGCAAAAGTTGTTCCAATTCCTCTTGCTGCTCCCATTTGTATCATCCTTTCTAATTTTTATTTTTTAAGTTTCGTTATATGATAAATGTATATCTATCGTGCCTTGATACAAGTTTGTTTCATCGTCAAATGTCTCAATACCTTCACTTATTTCAATTGCTTGTACATATTCGCCAGTGATGCCTAAATTTGTTTGTTCCCATGTCTTTAATTCTGCAATTATTGCATCAGTTAAAAGTTTTAGTGCGGAATAGCTGCTATGAAACACATCTATTTGATACGGTGCTTCAACTAGTCCTGATGGCGATGTTAATATCCTTTTGCGTTCGCTATCAACTAGCTTATATGTCACGTATGGAACGACTGTGTTTTGTTGTGCGACTATAGGAAAAACTTTGCCGCTTAAACCTGTTACTGCACTTAGTTCTGTTACTATTGCGGTTTCAATTGCCATTGTTTATCACCATCCTAACGCTCTCAATGCTCCTGCAAGCTCGTTTACAATTGTGTTGTTTATTTGATTTCTGTTATTCATTATTCCACCTTTAAAAAACCCTGCATGTGATGGCATGTGATAGTTTCCGCTTTTAGTTATCCATCCGTATTCTTGCGATGCAGGATAAAAAGATCGTTTTCCTGCTTTTGAAAATTTTACTAATCTATCATCTATAAATTTAATTTGATATACTTTTTTTCCTGTTCGTCTTTTTTCAGCTTTTAACTTTATGCTTCTCATCAATAATCCTGTATCGACTGGGCTTCTACCTTTAGTATCCATTCTTGCCATATTTGCGCCTTTTTTACTTGCATAAGTTAACATCTTAGCCGTTGCCCTTGCTCCACGCTCCAACATCCGCTGCAACTCTTCAACGCCTGTTATTGTTGCTTGTGCCATTTAAACCGCCTCCTTACACATCAACAATAGTTCCTTTCCACGCTCTTCAAAATTAATAACAGATATAATATCAAAATAACGACTATTATATTTGACACGCATTTTTGGCAAAATACCGGTTCTAAATCTTATCCTAATTTTGTGACTGACATCGGCATTTAATTTATCACTTGCAAAATATTCTTTTCCGGCAATAGGATCGATGCTTGCCCATATGCTAGATAAGTAATTAGACCATGACTGTGTTTGCTCACCGTAACTGTTTTGAGCTGTCGATTCAATTTGAATATCTATTTTATGCCTTAATCTACCGCAGTTCATAAGTTCACAATCCTTTCCTGCCACAATAATGCAGTCACAGCAAAATTAAGCTCGTCCGGCACTATCATTTTGTCAGCTAAAGGCACCCTATTTTCGTACCAATGCGATATTAATAAATACATTGCCTGTTTTATTGTTTCTGGCACCGCTGTTGAAGCTCCATAACCACAAGTAAATGTAATTACGATTGCATCAAGCGGATAAGGCGTAAATGTCGGAAAAATTTTGCCATATGCCGGAGTTAATCTTCCTAAAATGCCTCTAATGCTATACACATACTCAGTATTTGCAAGTGTTGTAGATACTCCATCCGAATCTTTGTATACAATACTATCTACTGTTTGTAAGTTGCCTTTTGGTATCTCTATTATATTATTGTCCCAGTAATCAAGTGACATTTCCCAAACTTGAGTTATATATGCTCGATTCTGATAGTTTTCACAAAACTTTCTAGCTGCAATAATTAAAGATAAAATATAAAAATCTTCATTGTCAATGTCAATTTTTAAATAATCTTTTGCTTCACCTAGTGTTATTGGTTCGCTTGCAGGAGCTGTTTTGAGCGTTAGTCTATACACAAGTTTACCTCCTTTATTTATGTGTTTTGAATCAACATAAATACATCTTCTTCATATACGTTTGAATCACTTGTGGTTATTCGGATTGTTATTTTGTACTTGTATCCATTAGTCCCTGCTTGTACTCTAACTTTTACAACTGAATCAACAATTGTTGATGTTACGATTAAACTTGATGTGACATTATTGTTACCGCTATCGTAAGCTAAAATTGTTTTGCTTGCAATTGTCTCTCCAGTATCAAGTAAATTTGTATAATCCATAGAAAAAGTAATTATCTCATCAGATTGTTTAACAAATTGATTCATTTTCTCACCTCGCCATAAAATCAATTTTTGCACGTGCTGTAAACTGATATTCGGATAAATTTTTTGAATAAAATTGAATTTTATTTTGAGCAACAAACTCAAATTTAGATTTTGAAGTAATGTTTAAAAAATCAAGTATTGGTGCGATAGCAGCTATAATTAAATTTAATTTCATTTATCCCTCCAGCCAACCTTTTATGCTAACATTTCCACCAGATACAGCAGTCAAATCTAAAACAACTGACTCAAGTCCAGAAACATCAAATTGCCAAAGTTGTCCAAGTGTAGTTGTGCTAGATGCCAGACTATAATCTGACCTCTTAATTCCTTGAATTGTTCTCAATTCACCACTAGCACCTTTACCATAAAATGTTACGGTCAAAGATGTAGCTGTGCCATATATATCTACAGACAATGTTTTATAACCCTTAACCGCAATGACATTACCATTATCTGGGACAGTAGCAGCATCATGAAAAACAGCCTCTACACCTCTTATTATATCTGCCAAATTAAAACTATTACTCTCGCTATCTTGCAATTGTAACTCTACTTCAATTGATGTTGACATGTTATCAATCCTTTCAAATCAAATCAATGATCTTAAATAACCTGTAAGCCTTTTTGACATAATAATGTGTCCATCTTCGTTTGGATGCGTGCCATCTGGAACATATGTTGTTTTTTGGCTTTCTATGTGAGGATTCAGTGTACATTCAGAATACATATCTAAAACAGGTATGCCGTAACGAGCGCATACCTGTTTAATAGCATTACAATAATCTAACAGTGTTTTGCCATTAGCATTTGTATTTTCGGGTTCGACTATTAAATCTTGTGAACGATGTATAGGTGTCATAAACAATATATTTTTACCGGGGTATTTTTCTATGAGTCCGACACATAAATTGTGCATAGCACCATAAAAATCATAACTAGACCTAGAAGAAAAATCTCCAAACGGGCACAAAGCATATTGAAAATCGTTTGTACCTCCTGCCACTATTATTAGATCTGCATCGTCAGACATATTGACATATCTTACAACCATTGGATCTCTAGTTTCAGGTGTAGTTTCATATACCGCAATTTGAGAACTTGATATACCATAATTATTACATGTCATGTTTAACGTGTTAGCAACTAATTGTGCATAATTACTATTTACAGGATCGGTTAATAGTAAGCCTGCAGTAATGCTGTCACCAATTATATTCATAGTTTTTCCAGACCACTGATTATTAGAAATATCTTCTTGAGTATTCACTATTTGCCATTCTAAAGTATCGTTCTGTCCATATATCTTACCGTGTCCTATGTCAGTAACTTCAGCTTCAGTTCCGTTGATATTAAGGGTAAGAGCAGACGACATTCTACTTCCTAAAATTGAGGCTAAACCATAAAGCCCAAATATTATAAATAGTTTGCTATTAGTTACGGTGTATGTGTATGTGCGATTAATGGTTTTATTTCTAGTTCCAAAATCTACGCTAGTTACTGTAGTGCCCTCCCCTTCTGGTGCATTAATAAAAACAGAACCAGCAGGGTTATAATCCTCTTTTGTTCCCGTGCTATCCCAGACAAATACACTTAACCTATCCCAATTATCTTCTGCAATTCCTTCTTTTGCCACTATACCTTGGAAATCTATTGTGATTTCATCTCCAATAAGTGTCGAAGTATCAAACCCATATAATGCTGTCACTAAAACATTATCAACACTCTCAACTGTTAAAGGGTTATTATACTCAGGTACACCAAGCGAAGTCCTTAATGCTGTTAACTCTGCTGCCACAGTGTTTGCTTTGTTCAGAGCCGCTGCCGCTAAACTCATTCCATCACCTCTTTATGCTACAATTAATTTAACTTAAGCTGTTCTTGAATTTCTAGTTGCGCATCTATCACCAGCTGTTACCTCATAAGCCCCAACTGTAGGCGTGTTTCTAAAAGGTCTTAACCTATAATCTTTAACCTCAGCGTTAATGTAAACACCTTTTTGATATAAATCAGAGTTACTTGCTGGCACACGATAATCGTCACTGCTATAGTTTTCAAATTGTGGATTAACGTTAATTGCAGATGCTTCTTGAGCTGCTATCCATGCTGCTAATGTTGCATATGTAGTCGCTTGATACTTGAAAGCAGTTGATTTAAACGCTACTGTTGAATAATAATTATTATTACTAAATACAGCAGTGCTACTGTCATTGTCTACCTGTGATGCCGTAGCTTCTACACCATCCATGTATATTATGTTGTTGACAAATTTTGTAGCAATTGAAGCTGTGGCTCCTGATGCATTAGACAACATCCCTATGCCATTTGCAGTAGTCAATATAACAGTATTATTTGCAAATACATCATTTGTCCCTGCTTTATTTCGCAATGATCCTCCAGTTGTAACATTTTTAACAATATTGCCTGTGAACAATCCCCCGACAGTGCGCTTACCAATTACTCCAATGATACCATCATCAACTTTATTTCCTGTAACAACTGCCCCGGTTTCATTGCCAACGAAAAGTAGGTGATTAGCACGTTTCAAGTCATTCCCATGTATCCAAAGACCATTAATCAAATTAGCATTAATGCCTGTGTCTCCATCTTCTCCTACGCCAATCGCATATCCAGTGACAGAAGTATTAGTTGCTGGACTATTACAATCCACAACATTATCATATATCCAACATTTCTTTGAAGCTATTGCAGAAGGCATAATTAATATACCAACAGCCGAACCCGATGAATTCACAGTAGTTTGACTTAAAGCATTATCATTAATTTCGTAACTTGAAAATCCAGTTGCTCTAATCCCGTATATACTAGCCGTTAAATTGCCACTTCCCCCATGCGTTGATGTACAATTATTCACGATTAATGTTGCACCGCCAACAGCTGTGTTTTCAAAATCAGCACACATAACCCAGCCGGAAACAGAACTATTATAAGAGTCTAAATCATATGTGCCATTTTGTACAGTTACAGTTCCGGTAGTGTCAGTCGTTAGTTTGATTCCCACGCTATATTGAGCTCTAACAACTGATTCAATTTTCCAATTGTTATCGAATGTAACATTTTTTGCTCTTGTCCCATATAGCGCATAAGTTTTAAAATTTATTAGATACGTTCCATTAAAAGTCAGATCATTAGTTGTATTGGTACTTGATTGTTGTACACAATAAGACTGTGTGTATTGTGCATCAATTATAATTTTGCCAAGAGTCAATCCCGTTCCAACAGTGTACTGTAATATAACATTTCCGGTACCACTTGCTGCCTGTATAGTAACTTGATAATCATTCTCTGAATTAATTGTAACATTTGCGACTCCCACAGCTACCGCAGCAACTTCGCTATATGTGCCATCATTGATAATAATTGTATCGCCTGCTAACGCTACGGCATTAGCTCTAGTTACCGTCAAAACAGGAGTCGATTTACTTGCTGCAGTTGCCCTATTTCTTGAATCATCTCCAACTGCATACCCATTCGTTGCCGTTTTCGACACATATATGTTAGCCATTAATTGTCCTCCTATCTATACGAGATAGTAATGTCCGGTGCTGTTCCAGTTGCAATCGCAACATATAACCCAGTTGTGAAACTTACATCAAATATTCTTGTTGGTGCGCCAGCTATTGTACTATCTATAGTAGCGATGACAGTACCAGTTGCATCAGTGCCATCATATACGGTTATAGTATTAGAACTTGCACCAATTTTGTTTATTACTAAAGCATGCAAAAACCCCGGAGTGCTTTTAACGCTTGTATTTGCGTTTGCAGCTAAGTTTTTATAAGTAAATTGCTGCTCAACCTTTAATACGTCGTTTGTTTGATCTTCTCCAGCAATCAATGTGCTTAAAGATACACTTTCGGCAGGGTCTAAATACCATGCACTACCATCCCACTTGTATTTTAAATTTGTATCAGTCTCTTCAAAATTAGAACCGGCGTTTATTCCTGTTGTTGATAACCCTAAACGTTCATCTCTAGTACCTGTCCATGACTGTATTGTCGTAATCAATATAGCTGACATATAATATACCTCTCTGTTAATTATTCTTATTTATTTTATTCATACAAATGATAATAAACAGAAATCGTAACCGTATCATTACCACCTGATTTACTTGCTACTTTAGCACTAATTCGTGTGTTTGCTGCTAGTGCTGGAATTTGTATAGGAGCATTTGACACTCCAGATTGCGCCGATTCTCTATCAACTCTAATTCGCCCAATTTCAGATTCAGCACCTAAAGCCCCTTGATATAACACCAACTCATATATATCGGTTGCGCTTGCTCCTTCAAATACAACATAATGTATATCATATTCACTAGTAATTGCTCCAGCCGGTATAACTTCTGCAAAATTTCCTAAAGCCCATGCATCAGCTCCACCTGTGATAACAATTCCATCAAATTGATTATTTGAACTGTCTGCTCCTAAAATGTTGTTAGGATTATCTTGAAATCCCATTCCCATGTTAATTACCTCCTGTTTAAAAGTTTAAAAGGGGCATTTCTGCCCCATTTATTAAGCTATTTGTGTTCTGTTAGTTCCTTCTTGATAAGACAAGCCTGTTAAAATTGCGACAGCCGAAGCTATTGTTGAAACGGTCGGGTCTGTAAACGAAATTCTCAAATTTTCATATCCCGGAGTTAAATCTTCTGCATCAATTTCAATAACATAAAAAATATTATTGTTTGTGCTTGAAGCAAACCCTGTATTTGCTACAGCCGTTCTTGCTCCCAAAGTATCGCCTGCGTCTGTTTCTTCTTTATACACACTAAAAGCAATCTCTGTGTGAGTTGTAGGCGTAAAGTTATCACATTCCTCAACTGTAACTGTTGAAGCCGCACCAGTATCACCCATTTGAATAATTATTGTTGCGTGTGAGCAGTCTTTCATTGAAAAAACATCAGAGCTTTTTGCTGATCCGTTCAAGTCAACCGGTGGTAAAATATTAACTATATGAGCCTGTTCGGCTAAAACCATTCTTGACATATTTATGTACCTCCTAAAATTATTTTAAGTTGTTAAGACCTTGTTGCAAGCGTTACAAATGGCGAAAGTGTGTTTGTTCCCTTAAACGGAGTTAATACATTGTTCCACTTCGGTTTGCCATTAACTCTCATTGAAAACTTGAATGTCATTTCATCAGTTATAAATTTTACATGCAAAGATGAAGCAGATTTCAAGCCACCCTTCCTAACCAAAGCATACTCAGAAAAGTTTCCGAAAACCACATCACCAACAGTTCCAAGTGTTTGACACTGTTCAACCGGAATAATAGGTCTACCAAACAATGTATTGTAAGGCGTTCCACTTACTCCATTCGCTGGCATAAAAACAGGAACTCCGCCCGTACCGACCGAAAGTGCCATTGTAAATAACTGTGGCTCTACATCTTGATTAATAAACCAAGCTGCACCCTGTCTTGCTCTGCCCCAACAACGAGTATACATTTTCACAGCGTTTTCAATTACAAATGAAGCCGCTGCTTGTCCAGTTTCTTTTGCAACAGACACAGTAGCTGGGTCTCCAATAACTCCTTTACACGAAGCACCACCGGCACCATTAAGAATTTCATCGTCAAGCTTGAAAGCAAATTCTTGAGGTAGCAACTGCATAATCAACGATTCCAATGCAGGAGCATCGTTTAAAAGTCTTTCAGTCACATACGCAAGTGCTTTTAAATCGGATATTCTGCATTCCCATAGTCCCGTTGAAAATTTAGTAGATGTGGGGGTTTCAGCTTCACCTTCACGATAAGCACGAAAACCGCCCCATCTTGATCCGTCAGCTCTGGAAGTTTCATTTAGATATGGAATTTCAAGAGAATCTGAATAATCCCCGATCTCAAAGCTCGAACACCTTGAAGCAATCAAACCTGTATCGTATGTTTTCGTCAAAATCTCATTAGATCTTGTTGCTGAGATAAGGAATCCCCCATCTGATGGAACATTTGCGCTCATGCCGGCAGGTGCATTCCTAATATTAATTCTGTCGCCCATTGCATTTCTAGCAACCCCAACAAGCATTTCGCCAAAGCTCATTTCAGGTGCTTGTGATTTACTTACTACCGGAGCAGTAGGAGCATTAGCCACAACGTTATCCATGTTACTAGTTCTGTTCTGGAATTTCTGTTCTCTTTCAATTTGCTCTTCAATCTCAGCTATGCCAATGTCAAGCTTGTCAAAAGCTGACTTTTCATCAACACTAAGATTTCTTTTTTCTGCAAATGCTTTATTCAGCATTTCTCCTTGCTGGTCGCAAAGAGCCGCTCTTTTTTGTAATAATTCTTGTAATCTCATTATTGGTTACCTCCTGTGAATTTAAATTTGTTTTTCTTGAGATTAAATAATTTGAGTTGCAAATCTATGTTAACAGTTTCTTCTTGTTTTGTTTGCTGTGCATCTAAAACTGAATTACCATCAGGCTTAAAAGTTTTAAACCCGTCTATTGGTTCAGTTTCGATAATCTTTTGAACTACCATTAGTTTTGGAGCATTTTTAAACTTACTTATGTCCATTTCAATTCCATTACATAAAAAAACACCATTTTGCAAAGAAGCGGCTACTTGTTTTTCTTGTTGTATTTCGTTAGCAAATCCAAGTTCATATGCGTCATTTGCCGATAACCATGTTTCTTCATCCATCATTTTCTTTATCTTTTTTTCTTCTAGTCCTGTTTTTTCAAGATACACGGCAATAATTGACTCTGTTATTTTTTCTAAATCATCAGCAACTTTTCTAAAGTCGTCTGCATTTCCATACGCAAAAGTCCAAGCGTTGTGTATCATCATCATGGCATTAATCGGCATATAAACATTATCGCCAGCCATTGCAATTATAGTTGCAGCTGATGCAGCCAGTCCATCAATGTAAGTATTTACTTTACACTGTTTTCTTTTTAACATGCTATAAATCGCTTGTGCCGCAAAAACATCTCCACCGGTACTATTAATATAAATATTCAACGTTTGAATTTCGCCTAATGCGTCTAAGTCTTTTTTAAATTGCTTTGGAGTAATTTCATCGTTTGTACTCCACCATCCGAATTCAGACTCAATCGTTCCGTAAATCATCAGATCGGCTGTCGTCTCTGTTTGGTTCTTTATCTCCCAAAACTTTTTTTTCATCCTGAGGTCCTCCTTCCTGTAGTTTTTGTGTGCTTTGGTTACCTAAAGCCGCTAACTGTACTGGAATCATTGTAGAATTAATAAAATATGTATCACCTAATTCGTCAGGTTGCGGATTTTGATTATCAAGTTCACGCCATTCATTGGCGTTAATAATTCCATCTTGCCGTTTAATGTGCAAAACTTCTGCCCTTGATTTTGCATCTCCACGAAGTAAGGCATCCATTGAAAACTCAGCATAATAACCTTGCTGACGTTCAAACGATGTGAATAACCTGTGATTAATTTCTTGCTCCCATCTAACAACCCATGGGAACATTGTGTGTTTAATAAACCCTAAGTCTTGATGTTCAATGTTTGAGAACGTTGCACGTTCTAAGTCTTGAATTAAATGCAACGGCATTCTATAAATTCTGGCAATCTCCTGAATCTGAAATTTTCTAGTTTCAATAAATTGTGCTTCGTTTAAAGGCATTACTAATTTTTGAAACTTCATCCCGTTTTCAAGAAAAATTACTTTGTGGCTTTTACCAAGTCCGGTAAATTTCTGCGTAAATTCATTTTTTAGTTCTTCTTTATCTTTAACTGCTTGCGGTAATTCAATAAAACCTCCTACATTTGCGCCATTAGAGTAAAAATATGATGCAAATTGTTCGGCAGCCATACCCAAGCCAACGGCATCCATTGCCAAAGTTATAGGCGAATACCCTTTAATTCCATCAAATCCAAGCCCTGAAATATGAAAAATTTCATCATAATTTAGGGTAATTTTGTTTCCATTATCATCAAAAATGTACTCAATTTTGCCTGTTTTTTTGTTTCTTTCAGGCATAATGTTTTCCCAATTAAGCAATTTTAATGATTTTACCCTACCTCTGCCGTCAATTTCCTTGTAAGCATAAGCGTTGCCAGACAAAACTAAATGACTTTGCATTGTTTCTTGCAGTTTAAACGCTGTCATTTCTTCATTGGGTTCATCATGTAAAATCCGATATAACGGATGATTATATGCAATGTCACGCCCTCCGTTTGGTCGTCTTTTATAGACTTTAATTGGCATTGCCGCTATAGTCTCACTCAAAACCCTCACACAAGCAAACACAGCACTAAATCTCATTGCTGTATCTTCGTTAATGTTAACTCCAGATGTAGATGATTTACCTCCATAAAAAAAGCGATTGAAATCTTTTTCAAAATCGCTTAAAGAATAGTTTTTAGCAGTCAAAATTTTTCTTGCCATTTTAAGTTTTTGCCACAATTGCAACATTTTCACCTCCTTACACGCTAAATATTTTTTCGCCAACTGCTCTATTGTTATAAACGCATATTTCCATGTTTTCTTGAGTAATTGCAACAGCCATTGCATTAATCAGTGCAACAGTCGGGTCTATTCTATCTCTAGATTTGTTTTTCATGGGCTTAATGTTTCCGTTTCCATCAACGGCAACGTTAACATTTCCAAAGCTCCATCTTGCAAGCGGATTTCGTTCATGCGTCATTGCTCCCGACTTCATAAGCCTTTCAATTTCTTTCATTGCTGGAGACATTTTTGCCATATTTTGCTGCACTTCTATCGTTTCAATGTCACATTTTTCAAGCTGTTGCGTTAGCATTCGGCTATTCCACGGATCAGTGCAGAGATAATTTAAAGAATATTGTTTACTTATGGTTTCAATTCTAGCCTTTACAAAATCATAATCCACTACATTACCTGGAGTTGCCGTTAAATATTTTTCATTAACCCATCTATCGTAAGGAACATGATCACGTAATATTCTTTCTTTCATGTTTTCTTCCGGGATCCATGCCTCGCTAACAAATCTCCATTCGTCTAATTCATCTTGAGGCGGAAATAATAAAACTAATCCAGTTAAGTCCACCGTAGAAGACAAATCAAGACCAGCATAACACTTTTTACCGACTAACTCTGACAAACTCCAATTTCCAACGGTAGTGTCCCACAAAGTTAAATCAAGCCAACCCGTTTGTTTTAAGCTTACCCACTGATTAAGTCGGAGCCAACGAAAATTTTTTTCCATACTTGGGCTGTTTCTTGCTGTTAATGCTTCTTTTCTAACGGCATCTATATCAATTGTGATTCCTAGTGACGGATTAGCTTTATACCATGTTTTTTCATTCCAAATATCATCATCTTCATCCGCGCAAAATATTCTTGCAAACCAAGAAGGGTCTTCTTTTTCGCCTTGCATAATTTGTCTAGCGTATTCGTGAATTTCCCACCCAATACTGTGTCTGTCTGGATCATCTCCTGCGGTAGTAATTACCCACCACAATGGTTCTTTTCTTGCAGCACCGGCACCAAATGTCATTACATCCCATAGTTCTCTGTTAGGTTGCGCATGTAATTCATCAAAGATTACTACGCTAGGATTAAGTCCATGCTTAGAATAAGCCTCAGCACTAAGAACTTTTAATATCGTACCAGTTTTAATATTTTTTATTTCTTTTCTACTGTCAGTTATTTTGAACGTTTGTTTTAGCCATTTATCCTGCTCAATCATACTTAACGCCGCTTTATACACAAGTGTTGCTTGTCCTCTATCGGCAGCACAACAATATATTTGACCTTCATTTCCATCACAATAAAGATGATAAACTGCTAAAGCTGCAATTGTTGTTGTTTTTGCGTTTTTTTTCGGGATTTCAAGATAAGCATAATTGTATTGCCTATAACCTTTTTCGTTTACAGTGCCATACACCTCAGACAAAATTTTTATTTGCCAATCCATTAAATAAAACTTCTGTCCAAAAAATTCATCCGTCAACTTTAGATTTTGAATAAAGTTAATTGGAGCTTTTGCTCTTTCAGGATCATGCAATTAAATCACCTACCCTGATACTTAACAATATTATCATACGGATTAACTTCTTTTTCTTCATGAGGTTTCTTTGGAACACTACGCAAAACACTGGCTACGGTCATTATATTTTCTTTTTCTATGTCAAGAATCGCTTTTCGCTTTTCCATGATTTTCTTATCACATTTCATGTAATTTTCATACATTTTATTTTTTGCGTTAAAATAGTCCATAAATGTCATTTCTTCTGTGCTTCTTGCCTCTTCTAATTGCTCAATATTTTTTAAAATTTTTTCAGCCATAATTTCACACTCAAAACATTCTGCGTGTAACAAACAAAGCCGATTTATAATAGATTCATAAAGAGCATCGTTTTGTTTAATTTTTTGGAATATTTTTTTTAGCCTTATAAACTCTTTATGTGCAATTTTGTTATTTTTTACATTATCCCATTCGTGAAAAATAAATCCCGAAGTTAAAGCCTCTTCGGCTTTTTTCCTATGTTCAATTTCTTTTTTAGTTCTGTGACCTTTTACCAAATGAATTGGTTTTGATGACCTAGCCAAATCGACCACCTCCCGATTTATATATTTTGGGAAAAAATTTTTTGCAGAAG